TTCCCGGGCAGATCTTCGCGTGCCTCTCGATCATCGGACCCGAGGCGCCCCAGAGAAACGATAAGTTTGGTATCAAGATTCGTGGTGCGTTCGCCACGCGTGATGAGGCGGCGAACCACGCGAAGCGTCTGCAGAAGGAGGATCCCACCTTCGACATCTACGTCGTCGACATGTACAAGTGGCTTCTCATTCCCCCCGATCCCACGAAGATTGAGGATGTGCACTATACCAACGAGAAGCTCGAGGAGATCATGACCGGATACAAGGAGAATCAGTCTCAGGCTGCTCGCATGTTCAACGAACGCAAGAGTGCCATGGCGAATCAGATTACCCCCGGTGACGAAAACTCCAAGTTTTACACCAAGCCTGATGAGCCACCCATCGCTCACCCCGCAGAAGTCCTGGAGCGTCTCAAGAAGGAGAAGCCCGATACACCCATGGAGGAGCTCGTCAAGGAGGCTGATGAGATTGTCGCGAAGGAGATTGCGGAACGTCAGAAGAAGCGTGAGGAAGATGCGAAGCTCGGGGAGATCAAGGAGGAGGAAGAATAATATTCACATATAGTAAACATAATGTTTAAGATTATCGTTACGATCATTTTGGTCAGCGCATTCTTTATTTTGTTTTTTAATCCAACGTTTGAATTACAAAACAAAACAGATTCAGATGATAAAGTCAGTACGACCGCTGGTTTTATAGAAGATACGGATGACGGGTTCATTATTCCATCGTACCCATCACCCCTGATAAAGAGGGATAGTACGGGAAAGATCAAACCTATCGTAGGGGACATAGGAAAATTCGTCGCGTATTCAAGTATACCGGAGAATCACTGGTTGCATGGTTTTCCCCATAAAAAAGCCTAGGAGGAATACGGCGAATGCGATGATCCACGTTGACTTGTCAACCTTGTCAAAAAGATCAAACTTCTCGGGTTGAGGTGGTGGTGGCATTGGAGGCTGCATAGGATAGTCCATGTAATAGGGCTGTTCCTCCTGTACAGGCTCTTCATTCTTTTCCGGTTCCATGGTTGGATTGTATTCGATGGGGTTACCGATATCCGTTTCCATTTTCTAATTATAGGTGTGTTTTTTTTAAGCATCTTCTGACTCACTTTCATCATCCACGATGAAATCCTTAAGGTTACCATTCTCGTCGGCATCACTGTCACTTTCATCATCTGTAGAATACTCCTCCTCTTCATCGGTATTTATATCAGAATCAAAATCCGTATCGTGATCGTCGTCCGCATAATCATCTACGAGGTCAGTCTCCGTGGGCTGAAACAGCTCAGGTTTCTTTATCTTGCGTCCGGAACGAGTGATCATTTACAATACACATGGTACTATTGTTTAAGTATCTTTATGATGTCATGAGGTAAACCGTGTGTTCTGGAAGTATTTTTCTTACATCGGGGACACTTTTGCCGAATCTCCCTCCCTTTGATCATGTACGACATCACAACATCTTCATGTGTCCCCTTGATCGTTTCACAGTAACTGGAATTCGTCAAGGCTATGAATTGTGTTTTGTCCTTATTTACATTCACAACCTGTAAATCCTCTGGTCCATGCATGTGTTTCTTGATGAACGCTTCGAGGGGAGCCTTCACATCTCCACACTTCACCTGGGGTTTCTCGACCCGCTTTTTAATTTCTGGACACTTTTTAAGGTCATCTTTTTTAGGGTACAGTCCTGAGATAATACTCGGTGGAAGCTGGTGTCGTCGACCACAGAAATCCTTACAGAACCCATCTCGTCTTCCCCTGAGGGTCGGACACAGACAGAAACATTTCTGTAAGATTGTCTGTCCACTGATGATGAACCAAACATGATTCGAACCATGCTCTCGCTTGAGATTTTCACAGTATTTCGAAGTCGTCGAGACGAGGTACGTATCCTTCTTCTTGAAAACTTTTGGAACGTACGCGTTCCCCTGACCCTCCATGTTCGTCCGGATAAACTCTTCAATTTGACTCTTTAGCCTATCGTCATGTACCTCATCTTTCATCTGGGTAGCCGTGAATGTCCCCTCCTTCACGACTGTCGACGGGGGAACGACATGTGTCGTCTGAGGCTCATCCGTTCGTACGACCGCCATTCGTAATGTTTCCATAGATGGGTCCTGTGTGGTGTTCATGATCGTACTCAGTGGGCCATACCGATACACAAATACCGGAAGATAGGCCAATTGATCAATCTTACCACTTTCACACCCAGAACACCCCTGACCATTACACGCCTCATGTTTCGCCTTTTTGTATGACCATGGCATACGAAATCCACTTCCTTTCGTTTTCCTGTTTGCGTTTCCATATACGGATGTATCGATGATTTCATTCCAGTCTATTCCACGACCCTTGGCCTTGGAAAGAGCGACGAGGATATGGTCTCTGAGTGCCAGGGCGGATGTTTGGTCAACCACGAAACCAGGCCAATTCAGATGAACACCCGTCTTGATCAAGTCTCCACATTTTTTAGGGGGGGACACGGAGATGAGACAATCCTTCCCTCCGTGACGTTTGACTTTGTCACAAATGATTTTACAGATGTCCTTGATTTCATCGAGATCCAAAGCTTCTTTGTCCTTGTAGTCGATGTCGACGAAAAAGTTGTACGTTTCCGTTTTTTGTTCGACGACGTATAGACGCTCACCACGTTTCACCGCCTCTACGTACCTTTCGTGAAATTCGTTCAATCTATCAAATGGCACGGACAGACACCCACCGTCCAGGAGCACATGTGATGGATTGGAGACTTTTTTCAAAAAGCCGGTTTGAAGACACCAGCTTTTAAACATACCTGAGTTACGAGACTATTCTCTAAACCAATGCATCGTCGAAACATCTCGAAATTCTTTACCCTGAGAAAGTTCCTTCTTGATGGTTAAGAGTTCATAGACTGTTTTTACTTCATTTTCTTTGATCCACTCTTCGATTTCTTCTTCACACAGACCTCGATTCTTTTCGAGCAGTTCACTAATCTGTCGTAAAATGTAAGCCTTGGACTTCATTATTTTATAGAGAAGGTTTTTCTATTCAAAGAACTTATACACGCATAAAACTGTGGATTTTTTATCACGTTGTTCACGATGAGATTCCAACGTTTTCTCGAATTGAATTCGTCGAGTGTATCATAGCTCATATAATCATTTTCGTCATACGTTTTTCGGAATGGTTGTTTCATGAGTTTTTTTAGATTTGTTTTGTGTTTCTCTTCGTAAAACTTTTTAACTTGGGCCTGCTGCTCAGACCTCGTATAGTTCACGAAGAATATAAAGACGTTGTATTCGAGTTCCACACTTGGACTCTCCTTGACTGTAAATTTGAATTCGGTATATTCGCCATTCTTGAGTGAAACCACACCTCGTGTCTCTTCCTCGAGCTCTCGTAAAGCTGTTCGGAGTGGGTTGAATATTTCACGGCGTCGACACCCCCCTGTGACAAAAATCCAATCCTTAAACCTCCAGTCCCTCACTGTGAGAAACCGTGGTTTCCCATCAGTGAAACTAACCGGGACTGCTATCGCCTTGTACTTTTTCATTGCGCATTCGCAAGTTATAATAGACCGATATGTTTATTCTTCCTTCTTTTCTTCAGCCACAGGCTCGGGCTTCGGTTCTGGTTCGGGAATCGCAGTAGGCGGTGGGGCACTGAGATGCTTAATCACCTGAGCAGAAAACCCCTTGAACGAGTTCATCTCCTCCTTCGTCTTGTTGAGTTCCCTGAATAGGAAAATGATACCGAGTGCACATACGATCGTGGCGACGGTGAGAACAGTGTCACGGTTTACGGGAATCATATACTCATGTATACACTCTTTCTTTTAAGCTTTTTCCCGGAGAGGGGCACTCATACGGGCTCTGGGCAAATTGGACGGCTTCGTAATGCGCGTGTTCACACGATTTATCTGTTGGTGGTGTGGGCTGACCAACAAACTTTTCGAGTGTCCTAGATTTAGGATCGTACGTCAATACAAAAACGATGGCGAGGAGGAAAACAATCTTCCAAAACATGGTTTACTATTTAGTTAGAATATAAAAGGCCACCCATACCATTTTCGATACGGAGGACGTTGTAGTTCACGGCGTAGATGTCCTTCTCACAGTTCTGGGTATCGTTAACGATACGAGCCGAGTCGAGACGAGAGAAGTTGAGGGAACCTGTGGGCTGGAGCTTGGAGACATCGAGGCAGAAGGGGTAGAAGAAGAGCTTCTTACCGGTGCTGCTACCACCGTTGGAGCTGTGGTAGTACAGGGGCACTGTAGTGAAGTTGGGATCGGCGAACTTGAAGTCGGCCACATCGGTGCCGTTGATCTGGAGCTTGAGCTTGTTGTTATCATTGAGGATGGCGAGATCACCGGCATTGGCATCCGCGGAGGCGAGGTACTTCACGGGATGGTTGAAGTTCATCTCTTGGATCTTGTTGCTGGAGGCGATCGCCTTCTGGACCTGGGTCATGATCATGTTCTGAGGGGAACCCGCGAACATCTCACGCTCCTGGGTGTCGAGGTAGGCGTAGTTCGCGTAGACGTCCCACTTATCAGTGGCGGCGTCCGAACCCCAAGTGATGCGGAGCTCGACGTCGTGGTACTGGAGGGAGATGAGGGGAAGGGCCGACTGCCAGTTCTCACAGAAGGAGAAGCGGAGGGGGTAGAAGCGGGAATCGCTGACACCACCGAAGAGATCACCAGCGACCGACTTGGCAGAGGAAGTCGCAGAGATGCTGGGAGCGATGAGGGTCGAGAAGGTGGAATCCTGTTCATCAATGACCTGGCCACCGATGAGAAGCTCCACCTTGGAGATCTTGGTGCGCCACGCCACGTTGGAGTACGCTTGGGTCGCGGTACCGTTGTTGGGGACGAGGTAGACGTAGCCGAGCATGTCACCCTTGCGCTCGAAGCGGATGGTGGACATACCATTGTTCGAGACGTTGCCCTGAATGACCTGACGCTCGACAGTTTGGGAGAAGTTCGTGTGACGCTTGTACGTCGACCTGAAAAAGCTGACTTCGGGCTGACCGACGAGGTGCACATCCTGAGCACCGACAGCGACAAGTTGGGCGATACCACCAGACATTTTATATTATATGGAGAGTTTATTTTTAAGTGGGGGAAATCGTAGATTTCTACCAGCTTAGATACGGGTGGCTTCGCCACTCGGGATGTGAAACTTTAGAAACTGGGATGAAGTTTGTAAAGTTTGGTTTTTCATGTACGACTTCTGCGAAGTCGGGACTAGGCACTCTCTAAAGCGTCGAGTCTCGCCAAGACTGTGGCGAGTTGTGTCTCGAGTGTGGTGACCTTTTCTTCCGTTGCCATGGCTGATACGATGAAACATAGTAACTCTTCATATCTGATACTGTATATAGTCGAATCTAAAATAGCCCCAGGTGTATCTTTATTTGCGAATATACCAATTTTGTGTTTTACTGCTTCGACACCTTCGTCATCCACTGTGTAGTTGACCACGTTTCCTTCTTCATTTGTATACTCAGAACTACCATACTTTTTGTATACAGTTTCAGTGAGTTCATGTTCTCCATCGACGGTCCACTTCTCATCGTAACATAATAAACCGTAACGATGTGCATCTAATCCTTCGGATTCGAATACGGTAATGAGATCTTGTGCGATGATACCCGTATGCGTTCGTGCTTCGTCGCCCTTCTTTTCCACTGCATCTTTCATCCTATACGTTTTTAAAAGTGGA